CGAAACTGAAGAGCTTGAAGTACTAGCTACACTTTTGACTTCTCTTGGGAAAACAATGTATGATATAGATAAAAAAATAAAAGAATATAACTCGCTACAATTAACATATTAAATTCAAAACTTTTTATAAAGAAAGGAGAAACCAAACCCAAAACAGAACCCTTATTAAATATTAAAACATATGTTTTTGCATGGAACGTATAGAAGTAGAACTCGATGATCCTGAAATTTTAGAATATATTCAAAACTTAGGCACAAATAACGTATATCTTGTTGGTGGCACTGTTAGGGACATCCTGACTGGCAAGAAGCCTAAGGATTTAGATTTCGTAGTCACCGATTTCGATAAAGCGTTAAAGTTGGCAGAGGAGTTGAACTTACCTATTCACGAGGACGGCATAGATTTCGGAGTCCTTAGGATAGGAGATAAGTATGATTTTGCTTCATTGAGGAAGGAGAGATATGACACTGTTAGTAAGCCTACCGTTGAGCTCGGTGCTTCTTTAGAAGAAGATGCGAGAAGGAGGGATTTTACAATTAATGACCTCTATGGCAAGATAGTAGATATTCACGGAAATAAATTGGTAATGGAGATACTTGATTTCAATAACGGTTTGGAGGATCTACGTAATCATACGTTACGGTTCGTAGGAAATCCACAGGAGAGAATAGATGAGGATCCGCTTAGGATACTGAGGGGGATAAGGTTTGTCCTTTACGGCTATAAAATGTCCCCAGACCAACTGGAAATAATGAAGAAGAACGTTCATAAGCTGGACGGATTACCTATAGAGAGAATCAGTGATGAGATACTAAAAATACTAAAGGTTAACCCTGCGGAGGGGTTTAAACTACTCGACGAGTTCGGTCTGTTAAAATATCTCTATGAAGAACATTACGATGCATTAAAGAATACCTATCATGATAATAGGGGTGCACACCACGGCGAGAATGTTATTGAGCACACATATGAGGCGTTAAAGAGACTTAGAAACCCAGATATTGAAACGTTATTAGCAGTAATTTATCACGATGTAGGCAAACCTTATACTAGGAGCGAAAAAAACGGAAAGATCATGTTCATAGGTCATGCTGAAAAGAGTGCAGAAATTACAAAGGAATTAATGAAGAATCTAAAGTTACCTAACAACCTGATAAAGGACGTTTCTAACTTAATAGAAATGCATATGGACTTCAATCTAGCACAGAATAACGAGAAGAACCAGGCACAATTAATTACTAAGTTAATGTCATTGTATTATTGGAACCCTGAGAAAGTAAGAGAGATGTATAATAAACTCATAGAGCTATCTCACGCGGATACTGGAAGTGAGAATATACTTAACATGTCTGGCAGGATAACAGAGCCGATTGTATCTGGAGAAAAAATAATGAATACTTTTGGTGTGAGCGGAAGCATATTGAAGCATTTGAAGGAGAGAGCATATACTCTACAACTGCTAGGAAATGATAAAGACGAGATAATGAAGACGTTGAAGGGTGATAATAAATTATACGAGTTTAAGAAGCTGTTAGAAAATTTGAGCTGAAGAGCCTTAATAGGAAAGGCAATTCATTGAGGTTTCATGAATTTGTATTCAACCTCTCGCCCTCATACCCCTTACAGTCCTCTTCTATTCCTTTCTTATGCTCATGGCATTTTTTGACTAGCCCGTCTATATTAATTATATCAGGGGTTTTGTCGCGAGTTAACGATGCTAATTCGTGCAATATATAACTTTTTACAACCTTTAATCGTAACTCTTGAGTTAAATGCTCAGGATATTTCGCTATCATACAAATTACCTTATAATACTGTTGTTTCTGTTTAGTTTTTTCAATAGTTCGTCTAAAAGACGTTTATCCATCATTAAAATGTCTGCAATGTCATCCATATATTCGTTCACTATGTCTTCTAGATCAGTACGATCAAAGTGGACATCGTCAACGTCAACGTCAACGTAATCTTTGAAATCGCCACATATAATCCCTTCTAGTTTATCGTAATAACAGTTGTCCTCTAATCTGCTATATTTTATGAACACTGGAACTTTCATTTAGCTCACCTCGAGGAGTTCTAGCTTTTCAGCTACTAATCTTGCTTTTATTGTGAACGCCGGCTCATTGTCCTCGTATCCCCGGTATACCTTAATCAGCATCGTGTTGTCGTCAATGATGAAGTAGGTATATGTACTCCACGTCCTCATATGTTTGTCTAGGAATGATTCTATCAGTTTCTCTACAACATCCCAATCCACCTTTGATAGCTTTGAAAGGCTTCTATAAGAAGGGAAAATACTTTCTCCTCCTTCTTTGTCATGTGCTTTGTCATGTGAAAATTCTTGAGACATGTAGCTCACAATATTATACTTCAAAAACTGGTATAAAAATCTCAAACAGCTGTTTGTGAGAGCGGAATAGGGTCTGACCCCTTGGGAGGGTGAGGTTTTCCGCTCGTTAACTTCCATTTATGATTACGGAAAAGATCGTAGTATTCTTTGCGTATATAACTATAGTATTATCGTATATGGACGATTTTACTTCCCCACCACTATGTACCACCATTATGCTTCCATTTAGTGGGTAGTATAATGTCTGTTCTATCAGTGCTGTTCCATTTATGGTGATTTTTCCTTTTTGCACTGTTACATTCCCGTTATATAGTATCTGCCAACCGTATTCCGATACCCCATACGATGAGTTGTATATTACAGTAAAACTAGGATTTACGATCGGATATATTGTACCTGTGGGAGCGAATCCGCTTATAGATAAGACAGCAGTTTGAGTATTATACAAATAGAAGGTAATTACATAGGGAGAGTTTTGTGAAATAGCAACAGTAGGGTCTGGTGCTGTAACGTTTACTATAACATAGTCGTGCGGTTTTAGGATTATTTTGTTTGGGTACCAACGATGACTATTAATTATAGGCACCAATACATATGTTTTATTGGTAGGGTTTTGTATGCATATCGTTATTACGTTGTACTTGTTTATTTCTCCGATATCGTAAAAATCCAATGCTTTTGCATGCAATCGCGGGTGATAGGAAAAAATAGAAAACGTGAAAAGAGATGGTATTATAACTACTAACATTAGTACGATTTCAAACTTTTCCATCTTCCATCATCCATTCTACGTATTGTAACGCAAAATAAAACGCGAAATATCCCAAATCTCTAAAAGAGAATATCCATATTAACGCCGGAAGACCCCAAGCCAATTCTTTCCTATTATTATATAATAGGATTAATGCGAAAAGAGACACCTCAAGTACGGTATACATGAATGATGGGATAGGTAACCCGAATGCGGTAAGAAGTGAAAACGAAATGCCCTGGTTTGCAACCGGTTGTGTAATAGTTATAACGGACACAAGGTATTGCTTTGAAATGAAGGGTATTGATGAGAGCAGTAACGGTAACGTGAATTCTGTTATCTTTCTAAGTTTTTGATTTTCAAATTTAATTAGAAGAATAGCTATCAATATCGCAAACTGCTTTACGTCTGCAGAGATTCCTAGGAGGAGGTATCTCAATCTCTCATTAAATATTGCAAGAAACGCAATAGAATATGCGAAAAGGTTCAGTTCTTGCCCTGTCGCAAAATCGTACGAAAGTGCAGGAAATAGGAAAAAAGACGCGATGAAAACGTTTTCGCGACTTTTGAGGAAGGAGTACGTAAAAGCTAAAACAGCTGTTATTATGTTTACTGTTTCAAGGTTATGCAAAACTGCAACACTGATGAATGATAATGGGGGGTAAATATAGACGGTAGGCAGAAATGAGTTTGACGTAGTGCCGGTCACAACGTTATATGGAACGTGATATATGAAAAACGCTTTAGCCATTGAGTAAAGGTACGGATTTTTTCCGTCTAGGAATAAGTGTGACGCATATAATATTATTGCTTCTTCATCCGTTAGGATAGGTAATCCTGTCATTATATTCACTACAGCTGTAATAGTCGCAATAGCAAAAGCCGAAACAATGAGTATTCTTTGCCTTACGAATATAGAGAGCATACCTAAAGCAACAACGAGAAATGCAGTAGGCAATAAATACGGTTTTGCGTCGCCTAAAAACGCCGTTCCTATACTGATTAAACCTAGCCCTGCCAAAAACCATGATATATTATCTTTCAATTTTTCTTCCATAACCGCCCCCTGCAAACCACGATGAAATCCCTATCTCCTATAATCTATCCGTGCTTATTGGGGTAATACCTAACGTCTGTGCTATTTCGAGTGGAGATAGCATTTCTACTCTCATTTTCGATGAGCTTACTCCTGCAACTTCCATGATACTCCTTTCAAACGCTAACAAAAGTAACACTACTAGTTTATGTGCATCATTAAGCTTAGCTATTATATCATCATAATTTGCATCGATTGATATCAAACTATGAAGCTCTGAAAACTTTTCAGACAATTCGTCAATGGAAAGACTTGAAAACCTATCCGTCAAAATCGATAATAAAATCTGGAAATTATCATCTATATTATATGGGGTGCCGTAGAACTGCAGAGACCCGCTCTTAAGATCTTTTGTTAGAATTAAGACATAATTGTTTAGGATTTCTTGCACAGTTGTTATTTTGATGGCTTCTTTTTGGGTCACCTGCCTTGTCGGTATGATAGCTTTTTCCCTGATTGCTTGCCTGACCAGGTTGGGGTCAACTTTTACAATATTCCTCTTCCCAAGTGGCGATAACTGAGGTTGTTGTTGGGTTTGTTGTATTTGTGGAAACAGTTGCGGTGGTGCAGGCGTTGTCGTGCTTGGTATTTCATACGTGGGTTCTTGTTGCTGTTGTTGTTTTTTAGTGTTGGAGTTATTCAGGCTCATGATAATTTCTTTCCCCAGAAGTCGTTTAAAAAGCGGGTTTTAAGGCTCAAACACCTGTTTGAGGAAGATTTTTAAGTTTCTAACGCCAGATGTTTTTATGCAATTACAAGCACAAGAAAAGAACAGTGAAATTTTGTCGTCTTCTGCTCAAGAAAAGAACAGTGAAATTTTGTCGTCTTCTCCTGATGTTACTACTGTTGCAACACGGCTTAAGGACGAGTTAGATAAATACGTTGTCGGAAATGAAGACGTCAAAACAGCTGTGATAATAGGACTTTTGACAGGGTTTCCTACCCTCCTCATCGGAGACCCAGGGACTGCAAAAACGTATACTATCGAAATCCTTTCGAAAATGATCGATGGGGTTAAACCAGAAGAGCTTTTTATAGTACTCGCTCACGAGGCAATGACACCAGAAGACATTTTTGGAAATACTAACCTAAAAAAATTGAGAGAAGAAGGAGTACTAGAATATATTACTGAAGGCTTCTTGCCTTCTGCTAAATTAGTTTTCATAGACGAGATTTTCAAGAGCAACAAAGTCCTTGCCGAATCGCTGTTCAGAGCAATCAACGAAAAGAAGTTCAGAAATGGAAGTAAAGAGATCTCGTTACCGTGGCTAGCGTTCTTTTCTGCGTCAAACGAGGTGAGGGTAAACACACAAGCGGACAGAGCATTCCTCGATAGGTTCAAGGTATTTGCTACAGTTCTTTCGCCTAACCTGGAAGACGTGCAAAACCTCAGCTCAATCACAGAAAGGTATTATAAAGTCCTCACAGCAACTAAGCCTACTTCCATCCCGATTGTAACGAGTTACGACGAAGTTAAAAAAATACAAGATAAAATTCTTTCAGATTACACCAAATACATAACGGAAGATATTGTACTCGAAGCGGTGAAGCAGGCTAATCTCATCCTAGGTGCAATAGCACAGGCTTTGCAAAACCCAAGAGCGTTTAGTGATTCCGGAATTGTCAGGTCGTACTTCAGATCGATGGGTGGATATCTGACAATCAGCGAGAGAAAATTCAAAAGTATAATGCAAGTCGCTAACGCATTACGTGAAATGTTCGGCAATTCAACAATTACACCAGTGCATACTGCATTAGCATTCTATCTTACAATTCCATTCACCCCAGAGCTAAAGAATATAGTATCTTCTCTAGTCCCGACATTGATCAAATCGTATTTCAACACAAGTGGATCGAATAATTCTTCTCTTGATATTGATAGCCTGGTAAAAAGTATTTCTAAAACAGCAGAGAAAATCTTTACAGACGAAAACCTAAATAAGTTGCTAGACGAAACGTCGGCTTACGCTGTAGATGTTATTACTAAATCATTTCCAGCGACGACGCCCGAATTAGCAAAAGATAGAGCAGATCTTGTTAAGAAATTTTTGGAGGTAACAAATAGTACTGGTGACACACTGTATAAATTGAATAATTTTATAACAGCTCAAGGTACCTTATACAATGTTGCAACTAGGTATGCCAATAATGTTAAAATAAGGACTTTAGCACAGAAACTGCATCAAAGTATTGTATCTAATGTCTCTAACAAGATAGATATAGATCGTATAAAAGCTAATGCAATGACCCAGCTCGATAAAGCTTATAGCAAGATAAAAGCTGAAATTGAAAGTAAATATAACGAACTGATGAAACTAGGAGGAAGCGACGAGAACAGCAAACTTATCGCAGGGATACGAAAATTCTTCCCGCAATTTTCGGACGGATTACCAAGAGGAGCGGTAAACCAAGAGCAAAAAGAAGTAATAATGAAGCGTCTTGACGATACTATAGGTGAGGTAAGGACTAAAATACTAGGTTTCATAGACACATTAGAAACAATTAAGAAGATACTTTCACAAATAACACAAGAGACGAAGTGAGTATATTATGCAAAGCTTCTTTAATAATAATGAAGATGATGAGAGAGAACTAACAGAACTAACAAACACTATTTTTGAAACACTGATAAATGATTATGAACGTTTGTCTAGATATCTTTC